AACTACTTCAAAAAAGATAATAAACAATATAAGATAGATCGGTATGACAAAGAACATATGATATTAGATGCTTAAAGCTATATTGCGTATATTTAGATTTGCGAGACGTAGGATAATAGCTTTATCAATCGAAAATGCTAGATTAAAAGCAAGAGTAGAACTATATCAAGCTATTGTAGATGCCGATTATGAGAAAAAACACTAAAGTTAGAAAAAAACATAAATACAAACATGTTATTCTTGATAAAAAAAAATACTATTTTTACATTATTAAGTGGCATGATATAATAGGCGATAGTGGTCATCACGATAAAAAATCTTTACATAATATGGAACCAGCAAAAATGGTAACACAAGGATACATCTTTTATAAAGATAAACAGCAAGTTATATCGTTTGCTAGTTATGATGAAGATCAAACAACCTTTAGTGATATAAATGTATTTCCAAGAGGTTGTGTAAAATCAATGCGAAAGGTTGAACTATGATAGATATGAAAGAAATAGATATAGACTTAATAAAGCCATATAAAAACAATCCAAGAGAAATATCAGCAGAGGCAGTACAAAAAGTAATGAAGTCAATAAAAGAGTTTGGCTATAATTCTCCAATAGTGGTTGATAAAGATCATGTGATCCTTGCTGGACATACAAGATGGAAAGCAATGAAACAACTTGGCAAAAAAAAGGCAAACATTATCGTAAGAGATTTAACTAAAGAACAGGCAGTAGCTTATAGAATAATGGACAATAGATCAGGCGAAGAATCTAAATGGCAAAATAAACTATTAGCAGAAGAACTAAATGTATTACAAGACAGTACATTTGATTTAGATTTAACAGGATTTAATGCAACAGAGTTAGAAAACTTAGCTAATGACAAAGAGTTAGGATTTATACAAAATGCAAAAGAACTTAAAGAAAATTTAAATGTAGAGTTTCCTGACAATATGCAAGTTACCCATGTAAAGATGGTGCAACTATTTTTAAATACTGAGACAGAAAAGGATTTTAAGATATGGTGTACAGAATTGCAAAAACAACTAAAAACTGATAATCTTACAGATACAGTATATGAAGTAATTAAAAATGCATACAATAACTCTAAAACCTAAGTATTCAGATCAAGAAATAAAAAAGCTAGAGGGCTATTTTATACAAGATCATCATTACGATAAGATCATAGACTATGATTGTGATGGCTATAAAGAAGATGGTACACCTTTATTCTTTTTTAGAAAGAATGTTATACCTGCATCAATATGCGAACAGGCATATAAAAATTTAAGAACTGCAACTGCTAAAGGTGGCAACAGAGGTTCTGCTGGTGGAGTACCACCTGATCGTAAAAATACAAACACTATGAACTTAAAATACGATAAAGATGGCGAACTAGTTCCTGAGAAAACTACTGGTAAAACAAGAGGATTTAAGATTAAAAAAGATGGAACTATATCACGTTTCCATAGTGCATTTCAACAAGTAGATAGTGGAATTGCTGGATTCTTTGATAGACAAGTTAGGTTTCCATATTGCAGACAAACAATGTTTAATGAAAAAAAATTTGATAAGTTTAAGAAAGGTTATCCTTATATAAAATATATATCTGATTTATTTAAGGAAGTAGCACCTGAAAGATACAAAGCACAACAAGATATGATTAATAAAACAAGTAATGATTTTTATATAAAAGGTACAGTATTTACTACAATAACAATAAACAAAAACTTTAGAACTGCTATACATACTGATAAAGGTGATTTACCTGAGGGCTTTGGTAATCTTGGAGTACTACAAGCTGGTAACTATGAGGGTGGTTATACAGTTTTTCCTAAGTATGGAGTAGGCTTTGATGTTAGAAGTGGTGATGTTTGTTTTATGGACGTGCATGAGTTTCATGGTAATACAGAAATAAAAGCTAAAGGTAAGTACGAAAGAATTAGTGTAGTATGCTATTACAGAAAAAATATGATTAATTGTAAAACTGCAATAGAGGAACAGGAAATTGCAAAGAGGCTAATAGATAGAAAGGGCTTAAACGCATAAATGTGTGGGATAATCGGTTTTAAATCAGACAGAGAATTTTTAGATATGAAAGAGGTACAAGGCTTTCTTTTACAATCTAAAATTAGAGGACAACATGCAACAGGTATCGCTTGGATAGAAGATAAAGAATTAAAATATAAAATAGTTCCAGACCCAGCAACAGATTTAGAAATACCTAATATAAAAACAAAGGTATTAATAGGACATTGTAGATATAGCACATCAAGTCTAGAATATAATCAACCAATAGTTTACGATAATATGGCAGTTGTCCATAATGGGGTTATTTCACAAGCAGACCCTAAGACATGGGAAAAGAAATATGGATTAAAATGTAAAGGTAAAAACGACTCAGAATTAATTCTGAGACAAATGCTTAGAGACGAACACCCTTACGATCTAGGTGGTAGTATAGCAAGTATAGTTTTAGACAATAGAGCAAAGACACCAATGCTATATTGGTTTAGAAATGAATACAGACCATTGTATCAATATGGGTCATCACCTTTACTAATAATAGCTAGTACAAAAGACATATTTAGTAGAATGGGATACGAAGAACCACAATTAGTAGGATGTTTAAGTACAAACTATACTAAACTTAGTAAAAATTTAATCGAGTCTTGGGTAAAAAATACAAAAGTAGATGATTTGCAACAATATACAATCTGAGGAAATTATACCTTTAACTCAAGTCAACATGAGTCATAGGAATACTAAGTTTCTAAAACAGGCACATAATCTTTGGTTTAGATTTAAGAATTATGAAAAACACCCAGCATTTGCATTAAAAGAAAATGACAAAATTGTGGCAGTAATATTTGCTACTACTAGTGAAAGAACTAAATACATAAACTTATATGAAATAGTTACAATAGCTGGTGAAGAAAAGAAAGGATATGCTAGTAAAGTTTGGTCTGAATTTATAGCATATTGGTATGACAAAGGTATGAAACGTATCAAACTATCTTGTACACCTAGTAGTGTTACGTGGCATGTCCGAAATGGGTTAATATTTTGGTCAGTAGATAAACAAGGTAGTCTCAGGTCAGATCAACCTTTAATGAGAACAAGAGAGGAGCAAGTTGAATTAAGAAAACAAGCCCTGAATAAACCTGAATTAGTCATACCTGATTACAATACATGTCAAAAGCTACTATTAGAAGATATAGAAACATTACACTTATCACAAAAAAAACTAGCAGTTGTGTTTGATACTATTGAAAAAGTAAGAACCTATTGGTTTAGAAGATACCTATATGGATTATAGACTTAAAGAAAATAGATTTAAGGCATTTTTAAGATGGTATGCTTGGTCATTAAAATACAAAGATTGCGACCCACCTATATGGATGTTGAATTATTTGTTTGATAGATTTGAACACAATATAGAACAAAAGCTATGGATTTCTTGGATCTATGGCACTACCTATCATTTGCCTACTGCTTGGATTATATGGAATGAATTTCCAGACTTTGAGTTAGTTGATTTAAAAAGACTTAAAGAATGGAACGATAAAAACTACCATAGACTACGTTATCAAACAGACACAAAATATAATAAAGGCTATTTACCACAACAGTTTGAAAGCTATAAAGAATGGATAGGTAATAAAAGTCAAAGAGCAAAGTTTAAACATTTTAATAGTTTTGATTCTCTATGGCACAATATTAAAAATAACCTATATAAATTTGGAAGATACTCTACATGGTTTTATATGCAAACATTGTATGAGTGTTGTGGAATAAACTTTGTACCTGATGATTTAAAATTAAATGATTATGGTGGAAGTAAATCTCATAGAAATGGACTATGTTATGCTTTAGGTGAAGATCAGTGGATAAATGCTAAGTTAAATCAATCACAGATAGAATTTTTAGAAACAAAAGCTAAACAAATATCGAACATAATTAGTACAAAATATAAACTTAAAAACAACCCATATAAGTTAGAAACTGCTCTATGTTCTTTTAAAAAAATATTTAGAACAAAGCAAGGTAGGTATTTAGGCTATTATTTAGATAGACAAGCTATGGAAATTTCTATGGTTGAAAAAGATGGCTGGAGTGGTATAGATTGGTATGTGTTTTGGCAAGGAAGAAATGAACTGTTGCATACCACATTGAGTAGCAATATAGTTATAAAACCCCAAATGTATTCACAATTTATAAATACAGGAAACTTTAACAGACAACTATGAAATGCTTAGCCATAGGTGGTGAACCAGCAACAGGTAAAACTACACTAGTTAAATGGATGTATCCTAATTTTAGGACTAACTTTGAATATGGTTTATTGAAAGGACATCTTGATGAAAAGACTAGCACTAGCCTCTTAGGTCTATACCATACTGATAATACGTTTTGTGGTACTGATAGGTTGTCTATGGGAGTTAACCCTGATTTCCTAAAGTTTGTAGATGACTGTAAAGATAGAAGAAATATAGTTTTTGAGGGTGATAGACTTTTTACAAAAAACAACCTATTGTATTTACAGAGGTACTACCAATTAAAAATAGTTATATTAAAAGGCGCACCTGATACTATTGCAAAGAGACATATAGATAGAAAAGACAATCAAAGTGCTACTTTTATCAAAGGTAGGCAGACAAAGGTAAAGAATATTGAGAACCATTTTAAGGATATTGTAGATGTTTATTTTCCTGTAAATTTGCAAGAAAGCGAGAAATTAGGTAAAATACTCTACGAATGGATAACAAAGTAAAAAAGGACAAAACTATGGCAAGACCTATGAAAACAGTAGACATAGATACTGTTAAAAAACTCGCACAAATGCATGCTACTTTTGATGAAATTGCACAATTTGTAGGAGTCTCTACTAAGACTTTACAACGTCATTATGTCCACCATATAAAAAAGGGGAGAGAACTGGGCAAAATTAGTTTGAGACGTGCACAGTTTGAGAAAGCATTATCAGGAAATGTTGTAATGCAGATATGGTTAGGTAAGCAACATCTAGGACAGACAGAGAAAATAGAACAGACAAACAGAAACGAACCTCTGCCATTAGAAATAGTATCAGAAGATGGCAAAGCGAAAGGGTAATGTTTTTGGACAGACTGTTGTCTATGAAAGAACTTTTAAAGGCACTAGTATAGGCAGACGTCCTAACACTAGCACAATGAATAAAAACAAGAAAAAGAGTTTTAAAAAATATCGTGGACAAGGCAGATGAAACGACCTAACTTTTATCCAAATGGTGAATTTATACCCTACCAAATGCCTCAGGATTTTAGACCATCACAAGGTAGAGGTAGCTGTGGTAATTGTGGTATGTTTTCTCAAAGGAATATGTTCTGTGGTGTTTATAGAACTAAAGGTGTTAAAGATACCTATGTGTGCAATAAATGGCGAGTAAGACATTTTAAAAGATGAAACCTATAATGATCACCTTGCTATATCTGACTACATTTGGCGATGTAAAATTAGACACATTTGAAATACAAGAGTCTTGCTCTAGCTGGTTTCATAGTAATGTACAAGTTAATGAAAGAAAGAAAAGAAAATTATTTAGTAACCACGTCTATCATAGCTATAAAGACAAGCAAGTTATAGGGTATATTTGTGGTGGTAATGAGCCACAATAAATGGTAAAGAAAATCAATGGCAAAGTATAGAGGAAGATCAGTAAAACTAAACAAGCCTATGAGAGGTGATGTCAAAAAGTTTAAGGTCTTTGTAAGAAACAAAAGTACTGGTAACATTAAAAAAGTTAACTTTGGTTCAAAGACAATGCGGATCAAGAAAAACATACCATCGAGAAAGAGAAGTTTTATGGCTCGTATGGGTGGAGTATTGAGAAAGGTACGTGGGCAGAAGTCTTTGAGTCCAGCATATTGGAGTATAAGAGCATGGAGAAGTGGATTCAAACTATAAAAAAATACATTAGAAAGATTCTAAAGTACATTACAGATAAATACATGATATGAAGATAAACGAGAACACCGCAGTAGCAATGCCAATTAAAAATATGATTGGAATAATCATAGGTGTTGCTCTCGGTGTATTTGCATATACTGAAATTACTGCGAGACTAACATCACTTGAAACAAGTCGAGAGTTAATGAATAGTGATCTCTTAAAAGCTAGTGATCAAAAAACTATTGATGGTGAGCAGTATCTAATTCTTGAATCAGCAGTTACAGATTTAGAAAAGGTTACAAAAAGGGTTGATGAAATGATGCACAATGGTGTAAACATATCAAGGATTATGAAAGATATAGATAGACTACGTAGTGATGTAGAGATTTTAAAAGACAAGGTTAGAGAGAATGGTAATCACCAATGATTGAAACAGTTGTAGCTTTATTAATGTTTTTAAAAGGCGACATAGTAGAACACACATACAAAGAACGTATGAGTGACTGCTTAAAATCAAAACGTATAGCTGAAAGAGAAGTCAATCCTAAAAATGTAAGATTTAGTTGTAAAAAGATTGAGGCAGAAACAGAAATCTATATGGGTGCAAAAAAGATTATTAAAATTGTATCAATGACAAAATGATAAAACAATACTCTACACAAGAGAAAGAAGTTTTAAAACCATTAGCAGATAAGAAGATTGAAATAAAAGATAAAGGTAATTCTGATCTTGAGGCACAGATAGAAATATTAAAAAAAGAAGTCGATACGTTAAAATCAGTCATTGACATTAAGGAACTAGAGATAGATAAAGAAAAGAAAGCTAAGGAATTATTTTTTAAAGAGATTGGTAACTTAAAAAAGACAATAAGGGAAAAGAACAAGTTTATAGATGACTTATACAAGTACCCATAATATGAGGACAAGAAATGTTAGATTTTATTTTAAGAAAGTGCGAGAGTTTAGCATCAAAAATATCAACGTACCTATGGAAAATTAGAGTTGTAAGACTATATTATAAAAGAAACAAAAAATGAGCTACACATTAGTACTCAAAATCTGTTCTTCTGTAATGTTAGCATGTAGCAATCCAATGATAATCAATCACTTTGATAATCACTATGATTGTGCTATTAAAGGTTATGGGGTTAGTCAAGAAATATTACAAGACATTGGTAGAACAGAGGTAGAGAAAGATAAGATTGTTATAAACTTTCAATGCTATGCAGATAAAACTAACAAAACCACAACATAAAGTTAGCACATCAAATAAAAGATTTAGAGTTTTAGTATCAGGCAGACGATTTGGTAAAACATATCTTTGTATTACTGAAATGATGAAATATGCTACAAGAGTAAAACAAAACATCTGGTATGTAGCACCTACATTTAAAATGGCTAGAGAGATTGCATGGGCAAAGTTAAAAGATATGCTTTCATCATTTAACTGGGTTGATTCGATTAATGAAACAAACTTACAAATAAAGATTAGAAAAACAGGTAGTATTATTTCATTGAAAGGTTGTGAAAACTATGACTCATTACGAGGAGTAGGTATAAATTTTTTAATACTTGACGAGTTTGCAGACATAGATGAAAAGGCTTGGACAGAAGTATTGCGTGCCTCAATAGCAGATACAGAGGGTCATGTTTTAATGTGTGGTTCACCTAAAGGTTATGGTAACTGGAGTTACCGTATGTTTGAAAAAGGACGTACAGATAAGGAATGGGATAGTTTTCAATACACTACATTACAAGGTGGTATGGTATCAAAAGAAGAATTAGAACAAGCAAAGCAAGACGTAGATATTAGAACATTTAGACAAGAGTTTGAGGGTAGTTTTGAGAATTATGCTGGTGCTGTCTATTATAATTTCCATGCTGTTGATAATGTAAAAGAAAAAAAGATAGATTGGACAAAGCCATTACACATCGGTCTTGATTTCAATGTCGATCCTATGTCAGCAAGTGTTGCACAAATTGACAAGGAAGTTATACATTTTGTAGATGAGATAGTTATTTACTCTTCAAACACAGATGAAATGGTTAATGAAATAAGAGATAGATATGGAAGTAAAATCAAGATTTTTATTTACCCTGACCCAGCTTGTAGGCAGAGAAAGACTAGTGCTGGAGGTAAAACAGATTTGTCTATATTACAAAATGCTGGGTTTAATGTTAAATGTAAATTAAGACATAGCCCAGTTAGAGATAGAATAAATGCAGTTAACTCAAGACTTAAATCAGCATCAGGTAAAAGATATATTTTTGTTGATCCTAGTTGCAAAATCATAGTAAAAGGGTTACAAAGACAAATATATAAGGAAAACACAAATATTCCTGATAAAGAAGATGGGTTTGATCATATGAATGATTCAATAGGATACCTCACAGAGATAGTTAAACCTCTTGTATCAAGAACTATGGATTTCAAACCTCAAAGATGGACAGTACAACAAAGACGATATGGCATATAACAGAGACTCAGCATTAGAACTTCATAAAGATTATTCAGAAAATCAAAAGAACTGGGAAATGTTCATAAGAAGTTTTAATGGTGGTTATGATTATACACTAGGTCAATATTTAAATAGATATAATTTAGAATTAGATAATGAGTTTAATCAAAGACTAGCTAACACACCATGTGATAACCATTGTAAAAACATTATACAAATTTATTCTTCTTTTTTATTTAGAGAAAGAGCAAGTCGAGATTTTGGTAGTATGTCAGAAGAACCTAGTTTGCAAATGTTTTTAAAAGATGCAGATTTAGAAGGTAATAACTTTAACACAGTAATGAAAACAGCACAAAACTATGCATCTATTTATGGTCATTGTTTTATGATTTTAGATAAACCAAATATACAAACGGCAACTAGGGCAGAAGAATTAAATCAAGAAATCAGACCCTATGTATCTATTGTTACTCCTGAAAATGTATTTGATTGGAACTTTGAAAGACAATCAAATGGTAAATACATTTTAAACTACTTAAAAATTAGAGAAGAAGTAGATAGGAAAGGTGGTTCTTATATGCGTATTTGGTATCCTGACAGAGTTGATACCATATATGTAGAAGATGAAAGAACAGAACCAACATTGATAGATACTGCCGAGAATCAGATTGGCAAAATACCAGCAGTTATTTTATACAATTCTAAATCGCACAAAAGAGGAATTGGTCAGTCTGACCTTGTGGACATAGCAGAGCTACAGAAAGCAATTTACAATGAGTATTCGGAAATAGAACAATTAATTAGATTAACGAATCACCCATCACTAGTTAAGACTGCAGGGGTAAATGCTAGTGCAGGTGCTGGAGCAGTTATAGAAATGCCTGATGAAATGGAACCAAATTTAAAACCATATTTGTTGCAACCATCAGGGCAAAACTTAACATCAATAATGGACTCAATATCTAAAAAGGTTGAGGCAATAAATAGAATAGCACACACAGGAGCAGTTAGAACAACAAAACAACAAGTATCATCAGGTATTGCATTACAAACAGAATTTGAACTGTTAAATGCTAGATTGTCTGAAAAGGCAGATAATTTACAATTAGCAGAGGAACAAATGTTTAGGATATACGCAGAATATCAAAATGCAAAGTTTGATGGTGAAATAAATTATCCTGATTCATTTAACATTAGAGACTACTCAACTGATTTATTATTCTATCAACAAGCTAAATCAATTAACGTACCATCACCAACATTAAACAAAGAAATTGACAAAGAGATTGCTAGAGCAGTAGTTGATGATGATGAAAAACTTACAACTATTATGGACGAGATAGATGGTAATAGTCAAGTTGGTGAATTTACTCAAGACGAGCCTCAACAAGAGGAAGAAGTAGAAGAAGAAGAAGTTTAATGAATGGCAGACAAGGTACAAGATTTTGCAGAGTACAGAATTAGGCAAATAGAAATAGCTGAATCAAAATATTACAAATCATTAATAGATACATTAGACAGAATAGAAAAAAGAGTAGTTAATTTAGTTGCTAGTGATTTAGAAGATTTAGAAAAAGTAGCACAATTAAGAGTAGCTATTAGAATGCGTCCTAAGATCAAAGCTATATTAGAACAAGAGTATTTAAAATGGTCAGACACAGTTGTTAGAGAGGGCTTTAACAAACAAGCTAAAAGAATTGAAAGAGCATTTAAGCAAATAGGAAATATACCTACAAGGTTTCAACAATTAACAAATGCAGATTTAGCTTTAATTAAAAATTTAAAAAATCAAACTTTTACACAGTTCAAAGATGTATCAAATACATTTACAAGAAGATTATCTGAAAAGGTATATCAGTCTGTTTTAGCTGGTGTTGACTTTGCAGAGTTAGAGCAAGAAATGAGACAAACTATAAATGGTATATATGCTAGTTCTAAAGATGCAGAAGTAAATAAATTAGTAGCCAAAATCAAAAAAGACGAAGTCAAAGTAAGATCAATAGACAAGAGAACAACTACTGGTAGAGCAGTAAGAGATAGATTGACGAAAAACATACAAGTGCTACAAACAAAATTTGCAAGAGATAGAACAGGTGAAAATATGAAACGTTTTGCTGGTCAAGTATTAAACGATAGCTTACGTGAATTTGATTCACAACTAAACCTTGCAAAGTCGGAAGATGCTGGTTTAACTCATGTCAAGTATCAAGGTTCTTTAATACCTACAACAAGAGAGTTTTGTAAGTTGCTAAAATCAGGAAAACTTGATAAGAGAAGATCAGGAGTATTTACGATTGATGAGGTCAAGAAGCTATGGCGATCACGTTCTTGGAAAGGCAAGAAAGCTGGTAATCCATTAATAGTTCGTGGTGGTTATAATTGTCGTCATCAATGGAGTTTTGTGAGTCCAACATGGTACGATCAAGACGGGAAGTTAATAATTAACTAACGGAGTATAAAATGGCAGAAGAAAACAAAGTAGCTAACACAGAGGCTACAAAAGTAAATGAATCTGTGGAAGTAAAAGAAGAAACGAAAGAACCTCTATTTAATCAAACACAAGTAAATAATATAATTAAATCAAGGTTAGAGGCAGAAAAATCAAAACAGGCTAAAGCATTAGAAGAACAGAAAAAACTTGTTGAAGATCAAGAAAAAGAAAGACAAGTTAAAGATGCTAAAACAAAAGCAGATTTAGAAAATCTAATGAAACAAAGGATTAAAGAAAAGGATGAAGAACTTAATCGTATGAAGAATATGATTAAAGTTGAGAAAGTCGATAATTCTGTAATGTCTGTTGCGTCTAGGATGAACGCAATTAATCCTCAACAGATTGTTCAGCTAATGAAAAGCAGTATTAAATTAACTGACGATAATCGTATCGAAATACTAGACAAACATGCAAATACAAGGTATAACGATAAAGGTGAACTACTTACGATTGAAGAATCTGTTAAGGAGTTCTTAGATGCTAACCCACATTTCTCGAAAGGGTCAAAGTCTGGAGTAGGGAGTCAGAGTAGCGTCGAGGGTAAAACTGTAAAACCTTTCAGTATTCAGGATTTAGATATGAGTAAGGCAGAAGATCGTAAACGATATGCACAGTATCGTAAAGAACGAGATTCTAAGCCAGCTCAAATTAATTTAACAAAGTAACAATAGGAAAATAAAATGGCTAATGAAACAACAGCGTCCACACTCTCGGAATTATATACTGAGATAGTGGCAGAAGCATTATTCGTAGCAAGTGAGCAATCAACAATGAGACCACTTGTAAAAAATTATGCTATAACAGGTGGTGGTAAGTCAGTAGAAGTTCCAATATACTCTGCAGTTTCTGCAGGTGCAGTATCGGAAGCATCTGATTTATCCAACACAGCAATAAACCCTACTTCAAAAACTATAACAGCGGCAGAAGTAGGAATCATGACGACTCTTACAGACTTAGGAAGAAATTCTGCTCCAAGAAATGTTGCAGCAGATATTGGTAGATTGTTTGGAGAGGCGATTGCTAAAAAGATCGACACAGATTTAATAGCAAACTTTGATAACTTTTCACAAGAAGTTGGTGATGGAACAGCAGTTCTAAGTGCAGCAAACATTTTTAATGCAGTTGCAATCTTAAGAAAAAATGCAGTTCCTATGACTGACATCAGTGGTGTATTTCACCCACTAAATGCGTTTGACCTAAAAAGTGGTTTAACAAATACATTTGTAGGTAGAGATACAGAATTATCAAACGAAGCATTAAGATCAGGCTTTGTTGGTAATGTTGCAGGTGTTCCAATATTTGAAACTTCAAATGTTGCGGATAACTCTGGCAATAATCCAGGTACAACTGGTGACTACAAAGGTGCAGTATTCCATAGAGATGCATTAGCATTGGCTATGATGCAAGACCTTAAGATCGAAACTCAAAGAGATGCGTCTCTTAGAGCAGACGAGATCGTAGCAACTGCTGTATATGGTACAGGCGAGTTAAACGATACTTATGGTGTTGAGTTGAACGTAGATTCATCAATCCAATAATCATAACTTATTCAGGGGGAGCAATCCCCCTGATACTTAAAGGAATTTTTTATGGCAAATTATACAGGTGCAAATGTAATAACAACATCAGACGTTTTAAAATATCAACCTGACGCATTTGACTTTGGCATTTCAACAACTGCAACAGAGACAGTTAATTTTTTAGCACAAACAACTAATGACATTTTAAGAGAATTAAGAATACGTTGGTGGCCAGTCTATAAAACAAATGTTTATACTGACATTACAGTTTTAAATACTGCTGAAATGGTAGATACAAAAGTAAATTTAGATCAGTTTGAACGTGCTGGTGTTTATCTATTTTTACATAGATTCTATCTACCAGCATTAACAAAGTTTAGACCAGAGGCAGATAAAGATAGATTTGAAAGAATGATCGAACATTATACTGGTGAATATAACAAAGAGTTAACTGCAATATTAGAAGATGGTGTAGAATACGATTCAGATGCAAGTGGTACTATTTCAGTAAATGAAAGAGAATCACTACATGGAAGTCGTAGATTAACAAGATAATGTTACAAGCTAAAGTAAACTCTAATCTTAGAAACGTACAGAAAAGGTTCAGAAAGTTTAGAAGTAAATTTCCTAGAGTAGTTACACAAGGTTTATTACGTGCTGGACTACAATTAAAAGAAATCATATTAGATAAAACAGATAGAGGTATTGATCAAGATGGTAGAAGATTTACACCATATAGTAAATCTTATGCAGATGAAAAAGGTAAAGAGACAGTCAATTTACAAGATACAAATAGAATGTTGCAATCAATATCTGCTAGACCAGAGGGTAAAAATAAAGTAAAGTTATTTTTTAGAAGTCAAAGAGAGGCAAATAAAGCATTGTTTCATCAGAAAGGTTTAGGTAATTTACCTGAAAGAAAGTTTTTTGGATTTAGTAGAGCAAATGAAAAAGTAATACAAAAAGAGTTTATAAAGAAACAAATGAAGAATTTTAAAATATGAGTGTAAGAGAAAATATAGCTACAAATGTTGTATCAGTTATTAGTGGTATTACTAGTCCTGCAGTTAAAAAAGTATCAAGACAACCTTTTCCATTAGAGGAGTTGGCACAATCACAGTATCCAGCAATTTTAGTACAAACACAACAAGAGACAAAAGAAGATCAAGAACTAGGAAGTGGTGCAAAGACAAGGTTATGCACATTAGAGTTTTTAATACAATGCTATATCAAGGGTTCAGATAGCAACATAGACACAGCTAGAAATACATTAGCAACAGCTATTGAAACTGCTTTAGAATCTGATATAACAAGAGGTGGTAATGCACTTGATACTCAAATTACAGAAATTGAGACAGATGCTGGTCAGTTGTTTCCAATAGGAGCAGTGAATATGACAATATCTGTACTATATGAACATCAAAGTGGAACACCATAAGGATTGACAATGAATAGATAATTAAATAAATATACATTATGGCTAAAGACATAAAAGTAGTAAAAGGCAATGATGAGATTATAATCAACGAACTTCAACTTGAAGATTTTGAGAAAAGAGGTTATAAGCAAATCAGTAAAAAAAATAGTAAACCGAAAAAAGAGAAGGAAAACAAATGGCAACACATCACGGAAAAGAAGGAGTAATCAAAGTAGGTTCTGACGTAGTTGGTGAATTAACTGGCTTTGCGTTAGAGACGACTGGCGATGTTGTAGAGGATACACAATTATCTGATGCGGCAAAGTCTTTTATAGCAGGAAGAACATCTTTTAGTGGTTCTCTTGATATGAACTATGATGAAACAGACACAGCACAAGAAAACTTAACTGTTGGTTCATCTGTATCTTTCACTCTGTTACCAGAGGGTAACACAAGTGGTGATCAGAGTTTTGCTGGTTCAGGAATTGTTACATCAATGAGTATTAACAATGGTATGGACGCAGTAGTAACAAGAACTGTAAATTTTCAAGGCAGTGGAGCATTAACTAAAGGTACTGTATAATAGTATTGTATGAAAGTTATTGATAGAGCAAAGTCTCATTTCGAGAGTTTAGGAGTTCAATCTATTGAAGTTCCTGAATGGAAAGATGATGACGGAAAATCTACTATCGTTTTCTGGAATCCAATTACATTATCTGAAAAGAATAAATTATTTAAGAAATCTGATAACTTAAATGATGTAGGTATTCTTGCAGACATTATTGTAATGAAAGCATTAGACAAAGATGGCAAAAAGATGTTTAGTTTAGAAGATAAACTAGCACTAATGCACAAGGTTGATTCTGATGTATTGTCTAGGATAGCCACTTCAATGGTACAAGCTATACAGCCTGACGAAGTAAAAAAAAACTCTTAAAAGACCCTGAATTAAAAAATTTACTTATCGTTGCAGATAGGTTAAAAATATCTTTAAGTTCTGTTTTAGAAATGCCTGAGTGGGAGTTTAACCATTGGTTAGGTTATCTGTTAGTCGAGCAAGAACAAAACAATAGAGCAATGGATAAGATAAAAAATAGATAATGGCTACAAATAATATAGTTCTAAATTTACTTGCAAAGGATAAAACCAAACAGGCTTTTGGTGCAGTTCAAAGAGGATTATCAAATTTACGTGGTGCAATATTTTCAGTACAATCAGCATTAATAGGTATTGGTGGTGGTCTTGCA